TACCCATCAAGTACTACGCAGCGCACACCGGACGGCGGGGCGGGGACGACCAGATTAACTTGCAGAACCTACCTTCTCGTGGGGCTAACGCAGGGAGACTGAAGGCCGCGATTACTGCACCGAAGGGTTACGTCATCATAGACTGTGACTCCTCCCAGATCGAAGCCCGTACGGTGGCTTGGCTTGCAGGGCAGCAGGATCTAGTCGATGCGTTTGCCAAGGGTGAAGACGTATACAAGATCATGGCATCGGCTATCTACAACATACCTGTCGAAGAGGTTACGAAGGATCAGCGGTTCGTAGGTAAGACCACGATTCTCGGAGCCGGGTATGGGATGGGGGCTGCAAAGTTTCAGTTGCAGTTGAAGACGTTCGGTGTCGATACCGATCTCGACGAGTGCAAACGAATCATCGACGTATACCGGCGCACCTACCCGACCATCCCCGCACTATGGAGACAAGGCCAGAAGTGCATTGAGTCCATCCCGACAGCGAAGGCTGCTGACTTTGGTGTGGTTGACGCTGTGTTGTTTGACCCCCGCGAATACGGGTTCCAGTTGCCTAGTGGGTTGTGGCAGCGGTACGAAGGGCTGAAGAGAGTCGAAGACGCCGAAGGGAAGGCTCAGTATGAGTACTGGACTAGGCGTGGCACGGTCAAGATCTATGGTGGCAAGGTTGTTGAAAACATTTGCCAAGCCGTGGCAAGATGTGTAATCGCGGAACAAATGTTACGGATTTCAAAAAGGTACAAAGTGGTTCTCACGGTACATGACGCTATTGCCTGTATCGCTCCTGAAGCGGAAGCCGAAGAAGCGCAGAGGTATGTGGAAGAGTGTATGCGGTGGCGACCGTCATGGGCATCTACTCTGCCACTCAACTGCGAGTCAGGCATGGGTAAAAGTTACGGGGATTGCTGATGTCAGTTTCATACACATGGTCATATTCGTCGCTCGATCTATTCAACCAGTGCCCTCACAAGTACTACAGGTTGAAGGTAAAGAAAGATATCAAGGAGCCGCTAAGTGACCACCTTGTGTATGTGTATGGACTGGACGTTCACAAAGCCGCCGAGGACTTCATCGGCAAGGGCACACCGATCCCCGAGAAGTACAAGTTTATTGAGCCGTCGCTACTGAAACTGAAAGCCTACGAAGGCGAGAAGTTGTGCGAGTACCGCATGGGGCTGACCAAGAATCTGGAACCCTGCAAGTTTTTCGACAAAGGTGTGTGGTGGCGTGGCGTAGCAGATTTGATCATCCTAAATGGTGACTCTGCAAAAATCGTGGACTATAAGACTGGCAAGTCGGCTAAACATGCTGATACGAAGCAGTTGGAGATTCTGTCGCTGGCAGTCTTCAAGCACTTCCCGCAGGTCAAGCGGGTCAAGGGTGGGTTGCTGTTCGTAGTAGCCAACGACTTTGTGAAAGGCGATTTCGATGCCGGACAGACTGATGTGTACTGGCAGCGTTGGCTGACCAATACGGCACAACTAGAGAAGGCGTTTGAAGTAAACGTATGGAACCCCCGGCCCAACTTCACGTGCAAGAAGTGGTGTCCGGTTAAAGACTGCACACATAACGGGAGATAGAGATGTCAGATATATTACTTTAGAAAATAAGAGCGGTAATTTTTTCTCGGTGGCTTTGTACGATGAAGGCGATAGGAAGATAATTGCTCGTGACCAAGACATTAGCAAGATTTCTATAGTAATTGACGGTGGTATAGAACACACCGATTTCATCAACATGCTGAAACTTATTATAGCAGCGCACGAAGTTGACGACGCGCTAGGAGGTAAGCATGGAGAGTTTTCGTGAGTCTCGATATCAACACACCACGAGGGCAGGTAACGCTTGCAGATGAGCAGAAAGTGGCCGAGTGGCTGCTTGGTAAGAACGTACATTACGTACAGACTCCGAAAGACAAACCTGCCAAGGTTGATGCCGTTCTTCTGAAAGACGGATACATACTTGCTGTGGCAGAAACCAAGTGTAGGTATAACCTCACGTTGGAGAAACTACAGACTAGGTTTGCAAATGAATGGTTAGTTACTGAAGCGAAGATACGAGATGGTATTAACATTGCTAATGGATTATGTGTACCGCTTATTGGGTTCTTGTATTTGGTAGACGACGATACTCTTTTAGCAATCAACCTACTGGATGCTAAGCGTCGTGTAGCGGAAACAATGACTCAACAGACCGTAAACGGTGGACAAGTAGTTAGATCAAACGCATACATATTGATGGATTCTGCCAAGGTCTACAAAAACATTACTTTCAAGAAAGGAGGCGAACATGGCTCGTGACTATCGTCGTGAATACGACAACTACCAAGGTAAACCTGAACAAATCAAGAACCGCGCTAAGCGTAACTCTGCTCGTGCCAAGATGATTGCGGCCGGGCGTGTACGTAAGGGCGACGGTAAAGATGTTGACCACAAGGTGCCGCTTAGCAAGGGTGGCTCAACCAAGGCCAACAACCTGAAAGTTACTAGTACCCACGCTAACCGTTCGTACAAGCGCCAGAAGGATCGGAAACCTGCCTAATGCAGATTATAGATAACAAAGCGTTGCTGATTAGAGTGCGCGAGCCGGGGCGTATTACGTCCGTGATTCGTACTGCCAAGCAACTGAACGACACCGATGTGCTTGTGAAGTGGGGCATAGAAGAAGCCCAGATACTGAAGAACTTGCGCCTGAAGGATGTGCCCTCGCCAATTATGCGAGATTACGCATGGCCGGGACTCCAGAAGCCGTTCAAGCACCAGTACACCACGGCGTCGTTCCTAACTCTGCATCGACGAGCTTTCTGCTTCAACGAGCAGGGTACGGGTAAGACGGCATCTGCTATCTGGGCTGCTGACTACCTGATGAAGCAAGGTCTGGTGCGGCGTGTGCTTGTGCTGTGTCCGTTGTCGATCATGCAGTCTGCATGGGAGAACGACCTGTTTAAGTTTGCCACGCACCGTACGTGCGCTATCGCACACAGTTACTCTAAAGAGAAACGCATCAAGGCGGTAGAGAGCGATGCAGACTTTGTTATCTGTAACTTTGACGGGTTGGATATAGTTAAGGAAGCGGTGATCAAGAACGGGTTTGACCTGATCATCATCGACGAGGCTAACGCCTATAAAAACGTATCCACAAAGCGGTGGAAGGTATTGAATTCAATCCTTATGCCATCGACATGGGTATGGATGATGACGGGTACGCCAGCGGCGCAGTCCCCCACAGACGCATACGGGCTTGCCAAGATCGTCAATCCGAACAACATTCCTAAGTTCTTTGGGGCATTTCGGGACAGGGTGCTGACTAAGATCACGCAGTTTAAGTGGGTGCCAAGGCCGCAATCAGAACAGATTGTCCACGAGGCTCTGCAACCTGCGATCCGGTTCACTAAGGACGAATGCCTTGACCTGCCTGAGATGACGTACGTCATGCGCGACATACCGTTGACCAAGCAGCAGAAGGCTTACTACGAAGATATTCGTAAACAGATGTTGACCATTGCTGCGGGTGAGGAGATCACGGCAGTCAACGCCGCTGCGAGCCTGAACAAACTGCTCCAGTTGTCATGTGGCGCGGTCTACTCGGATAGTGGTGAGGTCGTGTCGTTTGATGCGCGGAACCGTATGGATGCGCTACTAGAGGTAGTTGAGGAAGCGAGCCAGAAGGTAATCGTATTCGCTCCATATCGTCATGCTATTGAGATCATTGCCGAGGAACTAAAGGCCAACAAGATACCCTGCGAAATCATCAACGGCGCGGTTCCGGCGAGTCGTCGGTCGGAAATTTTCAAGAAGTTTCAAGAAGATAAAGACCCCCGAGTGCTTGTCATCCAGCCTCAAGCGGCAGCACACGGTGTCACGCTACACGCTGCGAACGTAGTTGTCTGGTGGGGCCCGATAACGTCTATTGAGACTTATTTGCAAGCAAATGCTCGTGTCCATCGTGCAGGTCAGCATCACCCCTGTACGGTAGTACACTTGCAGGGCAGTCCAGTCGAGAAGCGAATCTACAAGATGCTGTCCCAGAAACTGGACGTACACACAAAGTTGATCGAACTCTACCGAAATTTTATTGAGGAAATTGCTTGACAATGTAAAGCAACGCCACTAAATTCTTAGACCCACAAGGAGAATATATGAGTGCAATGAACGCCGAAAAACTTGCGGAAGTCTACGTGAAGATACGTGAGGCACGTAGAGAGTTGGCCAAGAAAGACGAAGAGTTGAAATCACAACTCGACGTTATCACCGAGCAGTTGTTGGACATCTGCAAGGATCAAGGGGCTACCACTATCCGCACACAACACGGTACGATCTCACGACGTGCCAACAAACATTATTGGACTAGCGATTGGGACTCGTTCTTTAGGTTCATAAAAGATCACGATGCCTTCTCGCTTATGCAGCACCGTATTAACAACAATAATATGGCGCAGTTCCTTGAAGAGAACCCAAACCTTCATCCGCCCGGATTACAGGCAGACATCAACCCGACTATCGTAATTGTGAAACGCTAAGGAGCGAATGATGAGTAATGATCTCGCAATGCTGGACTCAGGGCTTCCAGACTATCTCAAGACCCTGCAAGTTGACGCCACCACCAAAGCCCTCATGGGTAGCGGCGGCGGTACGGCTGTCAAACGCATCTCCATCAAAGGTGGTGTGTGGCGACTGATGGTCAACGGTAAGGAGATGGCTCAGAACGAAGACCGTAATTTGAACGTGGTCATCGTCAACGCATCCCCAAAAGTCTCTCGCACGTTCTACGCACAGCAGTATCAGGAAGGTGGCGATATTGCCGCTCCAGATTGCTGGTCAGCCGATGGTGAGGTGCCGGATGCTAAGGCTACGTCCCCGCAGTCTAAGCGATGTCTGGATTGCCCGATGAACATGGCCGGTTCTGGTCAGGGTAATAGCCGCGCTTGCCGCTACAGCCAACGTATCGCTGTCGTTCTGGCAAATGATATTGGTGGAGACATCTTCCAGTTGACGTTGCCTTCTACGTCGATCTTTGGTGAGGGTGCTGCCGGTAAGTGGCCGCTTCAGGCTTACGCTAAGTTCCTTGGTGGCAAGGGTATCCCCATCACGGCGGTCGTTACCGAGATGCGGTTCGACACGAACAGTTCGACGCCGAAGATTAACTTCAAACCTGCGAGTTTCTTGGAAGCCGCACAACATCAACGTGCTATTGAGCAGGGTAATACTGACGCTGCCAAGCGAGCCATCACGATGACTGTGGCCGAAGCAGACGGTGCTAAGCCGAAAGCCAAGGCGCTTGCCGCTCCTGTCAAGGAAGAAGCCCCGGCTGAAGAAGTTGTTGCTGAACCTGTGAAGCGTTCCTCAAAGAAGTCCGAGGAAGCCGCTGCGGGTAAGCCGGATCTGTCGAAGATTCTTGCTGATTGGGATGACTAATGGCTTCCCGAGGCTACTCGACACTGATGGTACAGGCGATCTACGACGCTAATCCATTCTTCTTGGGAGTCAAACTCGCCAAGATATGCGTCGGATTGAACATCCCTGTAACGGATGTTGCTGAGTACCTGAATGTGAGCCGACCGACTGTGTACTCATGGTTTATCGGTAAGCACGATGTGTCTCCCAAATACGCAGATCAGGTTGAAAAGCTAATAGAGAAATTAGCTTAGCGGTAGATGGGCTAGGTTAGCTACCGAAAAGGGCATTGCCGTCTGCCCCTGCCCACTCTATTTGACGGCTTTTGAGGACGGCTATGCTTTCACGTAAGGACTTCCTTGCCCTCGTATTACCACCACTGGAAGAGGGTGAGTCCTACTGTACTGTTGGCATCAAGGAAGATGGTGACGACAAGGATGTCGTCCAACGCTTTGTAGGTAGCATTGATGAAATTTGCGACCACGCCGACGAGTTCGTAGATAGGAAATACAACGCATTCTATGGGATGGCGAAGTACGGCCCAGAGGGGCGACGTACGACTAAGAACGCTATCGCTCTGAAGTCGTTCTACATTGATCTCGACTGTGGTCCCGGTAAGCCATTCGCTGATCTTAGCGAAGGTATGGTTGCGCTTCGCGCATTCTGCAAGGTAACTGGATTACCCCGCCCGACTGTAGTTAAGTCTGGTACGGGTGCCCATATCTATTGGGTCTGCAAGGAATCCCTGCCACGCGAGAAGTGGACGGCACATGCTGAACGACTTAAGGCACTCTGCATAGAACACAAGTTCGAAGTAGATCCGGTTGTTACTGGCGAGGCGGCTCGCATCCTCCGCATTCCGGAGACGATGCACGTAAAAGATCCTACCAATCCCCTCCCGGTTGAGGTGCTACATGCTGCTCCTGAACTGGACTATAGCGACATAGAGAAACTTCTTGAGCCAAGCTTTGACATTCTCGCTGGCTTAAATAAGCAGAGTTATAAGCAGCAACTCGACCCGCTTACG